ATTCTTGTTGATCCATAAACTGGTTGTTAATAACTTATATCTGTTATAAATATCATACAATGTAAAAAAAAGCTTGCCGAATGGCAAGCTTAATTTAAACTTATTTGAATTTCTATTAGAAGTTCAATACACAGTAATCCATTCCTAAAGTAACTGTTAGGTTTTGTGCAGCTGATTCGTTATCCCAGTTGTACTCACCAAAGTTAGCAGTTTTAATGAAAGCACCTTTGATTACCCATTCTGAAACGATATCACCTACTGGACCTAAAATATCAATAGTTACGTCTTTCTTGTAGAAATCTGAGTAACCATCTCTACCTGTTACAGATTCGTGGTGTAAACGAACCCATTCCATTACGGCTTGAGCGCCTGAAGGTGTGATTGGATCAAATAATGTCATTGTTACATCACTCCACTTAGTTTTGCCTTTTACTTTTCTGTAAACGTTAATGTGGTTAAGAACAACTTCATCTTGAGTCAATTCGATAGCACTTATAGCTTTAATTGTATAAGATGGAATACCATCAACATACATGATAAATCTATTCTGCTGTTTTGGTTCAAACGCTGTGAAAAAAATTTCGTTTGGGTCTAATACTGCCATTTTGCTGTGTTATTTATTTTATTATAAATATTCAATTTTTAAAACTTACGCTGGGAAAGTAGCTCCAGTTGGTAAGATGTTGAAGTCGAGGTAGATGAATTCAGCAGTCTTAGTTGGTTGGATGTAGATCTGGCCTACTAACTGATTTCTATCAATCACATCAGCAGTATTGTTAGAATCGTCCATGATTACTTTGAACGCGTACAAACCTTGACGTTGTTGAACTGATTCGAGGTATGGGTTAACTTGGCTTAAGAATTGGTTTCTTGTAGCGATTGTGTTTTGTTCAAACACTAAGTTATTAGCTACTTGAGAAATGTAAGACTTAAGGGCAATTAACAATCTACGAACGTTTACACGATCAAGTGCAGATGCTTGTTTTTGTAATGTCTTTTGACCATATACTACGGTACCAGTTCCTGGGAAGGTAGCGATTGGGTTTACATTGCCTGAGTATAATGTATCACGGCTAGATTGTGGTAATTTTTGTTCTGCTCTGATTACAGTTGATAAACCACCTCTATTAATACCTGCAGGAGCAAACCAAGGCTCACTTACACTATCATTAAAGGCATAAACACCACCAATCATAGTTGAAGCTGGAACCCATACTCTAGCTCCTGAGTCTGGATCAACGGTTTGTAACCAAGGCCAGTAAGTAGCAGCGTATGAAGTATTTCTAGTTGCAGCTGCAGTTACAGCATTTGCTACAGTTGAATTGTATGGATTTTGATCTACAATGTAAATATTATCACCTCTATTTTGAGTATTTGAAATGATTGAAGTTACAGTTGAAGCAAAAGCACCTGAGTCAATCAAACCTGGGGTTAGCATTACATTAAAGCGGTAATCATCTTGGTTAGCAAGTAAAGCTACCATGTTAGTATAGTCACCAGCTACTAAACCTTGAGTATTTGTAACACCTGCTACAATTTCATTATAGTACTTGTTACCGGCAGCTGAAGTAGCATCACCAGTTGCTGAGGTAAATGAACCACTAGCTGCTAATGGAATAGAAGCTGTGTATTGGTTTTTAGCGGCACCATTATTATCAAAATAGAATGGAGTTAAATTGTTTACTGATTTAACTCTTACATATCTAGATTGGTTAGGATAAGAACCAGATACAGTAATTTGATTAAGAGATGAATTGTAATTTTGAATAGAATCACCAATTACAGCAGAAATAAAGTTAGCAGCTGTTGGGTCTAATGATAAGTTAGTCCAAGTTTCAAGTACAATGGGATTATTTGTATTATCATTACCTTGTCTAATTAATAGATCAAATGTACCTGATGAAGTATTTGGGTTAACAATTTGCCATCTAATATTGTCTACAGATCCACTAGCTAAAGCTCCGGCACTATCAAGTGAGCTTGAACTGTTCATGATAACACCTTCAGAAAGGGTTTCAAGAACAAAAGCTGGTTGAGAAGCTGCTTGAGCACTTGAACTAATAGCAGTACTAACAGCAGAAGTCCATGTGCTAGAGGCACTTACTACTCTAGATACTAATAAGCTTTGACCACCATTATTAAAATAGTTGTAAGCTGCAATAGAAGTAAAGTAAGTGTAAACATTGCTAGCACTTAAGAAAGTTGTACCGAACAAGCTTTGATACTGTGAATACGAAGTAACAATAGTTGGGATCTCAACTGGGCCTTTTACTGTAGGACCAATAATAGAGGCGCCAACGGTTATTGGTTGAGATGTAACTTGAGATTGGTCGTTTTCTCTAGCTAATACTCCTGGTGAAATTAAAGTTTCTGCCATTTTGTAGTGGGTTATATTTTATAATAAATATGTTATCTTTTATTGAAAGTCATTTTTTATAAACTCACCCGTTTCGAGATTTATGGAACCATTTCCGTATTTAGAATCAAGTATTTTACTTATTTGGTTTTCTTTTTCTTTAAGATTACTCAATTCTTTTTTTAGATTTTCTTTTTGTAATTCTAATAACTGTATACGATATTCAACTTCTCCAAATTGTTCTTTTACATCAAAACCTTTGGATTGGATATCTTTTAATTGTTGCAACTCCTCAGAGGTGAGAAAAATTTTTTCGCTCATATTAATAAATATTAAGACTTTTATTTAAAGAATTTATTACTTCAATGGGAGTAATAGATTTACTACATTCAAACTGTCGGGGTGTATCTTTGTGATCAGGACACCATTCCCAATCTCCAGGATTTAACCATTCACGATTAAAACATCCAGTACAAATTTTAGGATCTTTAGGGAAAATTCTATTACAGTTAAATTCGGTATGTTCGTAACTAAATCCTGAAATTAGAGTAACAGGGGTATTTAAAGCCCAAGCTAACCAACTTAATCCACTGCCTACTCCTATAAAGGCTTCAGCATAAAATATGTCTATTATTCTATTTTCTAAAGGAAGATCACCAGTTTTATCTATTACTCGTTTTAAAGTTCCCCCTAATTTAGAATCGTGCCATTTATCTCCTAAAGGTTCACTAGTAATCATTACTACCTTATAACCATTTTCATTTAAATGGTCTATAACTTTTTGCCACCCACCTGGGTAATTCCAATATTTAGCGTGAGCTGAAGCATGGGGAGCAATAACTACATATTTGTCTTGAATATATCTTTTATCTTTAGGAGGAGTTATTCTAGGTTTAATTTCTACATAATCTAAACCTAAAATATCTGTTGAGGTTTCTTGTAAATTATTTTCTTTAAAATCACGAGGAACTCTATTGTAATTTACTACAGCATCACTTTCATAATACCACCCAATTCCGTACATAGCATATAAGTCATATACTTCAGTACCGGGTTTAATAAACTCTAATTCAGGATATTCATTTTCAAACCAATCGTTATGAAAAGTAGAAGTTACAACTTGGCAATTCCATTTTTTTCTAAATTCATCTACATAAGGAAACCAAGCTAAAGTATCACCAATAGCAGATGAATCTAAATGAATATATACTTTTTTACCTTGAGGGTTGTATTTGTGCTCAAAAACTAATTTATCATCTGAGTATACTTCTATAGCCCAATTAACAAAATATTTTATATTAGTTCTAGTCCACATATTATTTTTAATAGTGGTATTATGTAATACTTTATTTTGGTCTTGGTCTATAAATAAAACTAAATATTCTCTTTCTTCAGGACCTAAAACTTCAAAAAAAGCACCATCTACAAAATTGTAGTTAAATGTATTTTGACTAGACTTAAAGGGAATGTTTAAAATTTTAGTATTATTATATTCTTGAATTAAAACTTCTTTCATAAAAACTCTTTGTAAATTTCAACTAATTGGGTTGTACGATTATACCAATCTAATTCTTTAGCAGTATTTAAGGCTTTTGATCTATATGAATCCCAATTATTTATAATATCTTGAAGACCACGATCCATTTCAAATACATCTCTAGGAGCTCTCCAAGCACCATGGAAATCAGTTTCTAATTCCCAGTTTGCTATAAGAGGTAAACCTGCAGCAGCAGCTTCAATCATAGTTAAATTAGGATGACCTGCTTCCAACATTGTAGGATGAATAAAAATATCATGTTGATGATATAAGTTTAACAACTCAGTATTGGGTAAATCATATATAATATTAAGTTTAGGATAAGTTAAAGTCCATAAATGTTCATTAAAGAAATTCTTATTATTATAGGGACCTGCTACTGTAATTTCTAAATTATTTAAGGCTGCTAATCCTATCCCATAACTAAATCCTTTTCTATCAAACCCTGCCTGGCCTCCTAAACCATTATTAGCTACCATTAATAATTTAGGATCAGTAGGTTTTTCTTTTTCTATAGGATAAAATTCTTCGTTATTAACCCCGTGAGCAAAATATCTTACTTTAGGATGATTATCAAACCACCCAACTAAAAATTTAGCAGGAACTAATGATACTAAAGATTTTTCAATAGCCTCTAAGTTTTCTTTATATACATAAGAATCTTTACCATAGTGAAATACATGGTGATCATGTAATTGAAAAATATAAGGAATACCTCTTTCAGCTAACATTAAAGCTAAATTAGCAACATGACAGTGAACTATATCATATTGGTGGGGTTCAACCCAAGTAGCAAATTTTACATCTGCTACATGTCCTTGTTTTTCAAGGTTACATTTAAATTCCCAAATAATTTTTTCTATGGCTCCCCAACCTTTAGGGGGTATTGTTAATCCGCAAGCCGGGTCAATATGGGCTACTCTCATTCTTTAGCAAATATTAATGGACTATTTTCATCTGTTCCTTTATACTCTTGTTCTATAATACTAAAGCCTGGAAGATGTTTAGTATAAATTTTTTCGGCTGTTCCTACTTTTAATTTGGCAACATTACACACCCACATATCAAAAGCATCCCAAGGAAGTTCTTGTATATGATATTGAATTTTAGGTAACCATTCTTTATTAATTAGATATGATTGAGCTGGGATAAATGGGGTTACATCTGTGTAAATATCTTCAACTTTAGGTCCGTTTAAATTACGATTTTGGTAAGGATTTCCAAATCCAATTATATCTTGATTTTGTTCTTTAGCAATTCTACTAAAACGAATTAATGAATCATATAATTCTTGATAATCTGAATCTACAATTACATCACCCTCAAAAATTAAAATATAGTCATAATCTTTATTATCAATAGCACAAATTGCATCAGTATGAGCTTTAAAACAACCATAATGTCCTGGGGCTAACTTATAGTAGCCTGGTTTATCTTGGACATCATCTGGGCGATTACAAGTATCTTTAGGGGGCAATTCTGTCCAAATTTTATTTACACGTTGTTCATACACAATACCAGTTTTATCACAAAAATCTTTAATACTTTTTATTGAACGAATTTCTTTAGGATTAGTTTCGGGTTCAGTAACTAAATGCATTAACTTAATTTTTTTAGGGGTAGCTAAATTTTTAAGTTTAATCCATCCGTTCCCCGGGAGTGTGTTTTTATAATAGTGATAATCTATATTTATAGTTTTAGTATCAAGATATTTACTAGAAGTTAAATCATAATTTTCTAAAGTAATGGTAAATATATCTTGTTCAGCAAAATTAGAACAGTCTATAACGGCATATTCAAAAGTTTTATGAGTAACCTCTAAAACTTTATTTAAAATAGTTTCTCCGTTTTTGGTTACTCTTAATTTAAGTAATCTACTATCTTTACTATTCATTACCTGAATATAAGGGCAGAATAATTCGGGATGTTCTTCAACGGGTAATACTGTAAAATATTCTACCCTAGAAAAATCTTTATGACTAAAATATTTACCTAATTTGTCTCTAAATGTTTCAAAATTTTCAAAATGAACATTAGGTAGGTTTTTTACACCATTAAACATTAAGTTTTCTAAACTATTAGTTTCAGAACCCCATTGATGTTGTAACAAGTTATATTCTTCAGCGTTATTAATTACTGGGAAGTTTTGAGTGTAAAATTCGGGTTTAGCAGCCGCAAAGAAAGTGGTAACACAAGGTCCTTCTTGTTCATTACGTAATTCATAAAAAGCATTTTGAGTATCTAATATAGATGAAATTTCATCTAAATAAGTACTATCGTTTACGATATAATCAAAATTTAAAAAGAATACTTTTTTAATACCTAATTTTTCAGCCAATATACACCCATTGTAATAATTTGTATAAACTGTAGGTCCGTGGTAAACATCGTTATCTTCACCTTTTAAATTTACATAAGTATCAAATTCGTTAGAATAATACCAAGAACTATTAAAAAATGTATGCTTTGTTAAAATATTATTTTTATCGTAAATACAATAATCAGATAAAGATTGAAGTTCTTCAGGGATAGGAGCATGAGAAACAAGTATAACTTTTCTACCGGTTTGTTTTGCTTTTACAATACATTCTCTAGTTGTGTTTGTAATACTATCAGTTACTGGGTAAGTAGAAATAATTATAGCTTCTTTTTCGGGTTTAGAAATTTTAACCTCTAACTTAGAAGCAATTATTTCACAGTTTTTTTCAAAGTTATCAAACTCAAGATAACTTACTCCTTTAAAATCATCCCAATAATTTAAATATACTGGTAGATTGTATATTAAAACTGGAATTTGGTAGGAAACTGCTTCACGAATTACTAAAGGCATTGTTTCTTTATCATTATTAGTACCTCTAGAGGTAAATAAAAATAAATCCATAGCCTGATAGAATTTATCTACATCTGTACGTTCATTCCACCAAGTAATATTTGAGGGTTGGTTATTAGCTAATTCTTCCCAATACCATTTAAAATTATCAGCTCTATTTCCTAAACTGTGAAATTCAACATCAGGAAATTGTCTAGCGTATTCAAAAAATTCTTTTTGATTTTTACGAGGGGTATACAACCCAACGTGTAAAACATGTTTTTTATTTGGGTCTAAACCGAGTTCTAATAGCGCTTCATTACGATTTGGACGCTCCACGTATTCTATAGGATAGTATACTACTACCTGTGGAATATCAATATCTTTATATTGTTGTATCTGCCAATTAGATACAAACATAAATTTATCTGGGAAGAATTGTTTAGTAGAAGTATCAAAAGATGAATCGTGTGAAGTTTCTACTATAATATATTTTCTATCCTGAGTGTAAATTTGTTCGGCTATGTGACTTCCCATAAAAAATTCAGGGATTTCTTCTAGATGGACTATATCAGGTTGAACTTTATTAATAATATTAATAAGTTCTTGTTTGTTTTCTCCTAAAGTAAAAAATTTATCGGAATCTACTAGATTTACAATTTTATTTCTAGTAACTACTAGCACACCACCAGTACAATCTACCCATTCTACAAGGTAAATCTCGTAAGTATCTTTAAGTAGTTCAATTTTTTTAGTTAAGTACTGTGGTAGTCCTCCAGTTGATAGGTGAGGGGCTATGTAAAGTAGTTTTTTCATATAACCAATTTAATAACTTTATTTTAATTTTCCAAATTGTTCTTTAACTTGTTTGTTAGTTAGTACATTTCCTTTAGAGATTATTTTTTGGAATTCTTCTAAAGTAATATAATGGATTGTACCACCACTATTTTTTATTTTTTGTTCTAATTCAGGAGTTAAAGGGATCATACTTGATACATAGGTAAAACATAATTTGTAGTATTAATTCTAATAGCTAACCAATTATCAGGAGTTCCTAACATCTGATCATCAATATTATTACCAATAATTCTAGATTCTTCATATGTTACAGTTGGTGTATATCTAGTATCAAAAGATCCAGTATGTACCAATTGTAAACCCGTAAAGTTTGTGTTATCTATTACTAAATAGTTAGAAGAGCTAACATACATAGCATTTCTAGAAAGACTACTAGTATCATCTAATCTGTATGAATAAAGAACACCTGTAGAACCTGTAATAGATATAGAACCAGCTGCTGAAATTTTATGGTTAGCATTAAGAGATCCAGTATAACCAATACCTAAGCTAGTACCGTTATATATTAAAGTTGATTCTACTATAGGTCGTTTTGTAGCATTATCATAAGTTACAACTCCATTATCAGTTGAACCATTCCAGTTTATAGCTAAAGTTCTATCAGTTGAAAGAGTGCCGCCACCAGTTAAACCATCACCTGCCGTAATAGATACGTAAGTACCGGCTGTACCAACGTTACCTGAAATTCCTGATGTGCCACTTGTGCCGTTTGAACCCGACCGTCCTGAAGTACCTGCTGTTCCACTTGAACCCGAAGAGCCACTTGGACCTGAATTACCAGCGTTACCAGAAGAACCTGTAGTACCTGAAGAACCAGAGTTACCACTTACACCAGAAGCACCTGAAATGCCTGAAGAACCACTTGAACCAGTTGAACCTGAAGATCCTGACCGTCCTGAGTTTCCAGAGTTACCACTGTTACCTGAAGAACCTGTAGTACCAGAAGAACCAGATGATCTAGAAGCTCCTGAGTTACCTGATGTTCCAGATGAACCTGATGAACCTGATGACCGAGAAGCACCTGAGTTACCAGATGTACCTGATGAACCAGAAGAACCAGATGATCTAGAAGCACCTGAATTACCATTTGTACCTGACGAACCAGCTGAGCCGGAAGTAGCACTATTACCTGAAAGACCAGATACACCTGAAGTACCTGATGAAGCTGATGAGCCTGAAGTTCCGCTAGTTCCTGATGAACCTGAACTACCTGAAGTACGAGATAGTCCTGAGTTGCCATTTGTACCGGATGAACCTGAAGAACCAGAAGAACGACTTAAACCTGAATTGCCTGAAGAGCCATTTGTTCCTGATGTTCCAGAGTTACCAGAGTTACCAGCATTACCAGATGAACCTGAAGTACCAGTAGAACCTGATGTTCCTGAATTACCACTTACACCAGAGGCGCCTGAAATGCCGGAAGAACCACTTGTACCAGTTGAACCTGAAGAACCAGATGACCGTGAAACACCTGAGTTACCGTTTGAGCCGGATGAACCTGATGAACCCGATGATCTAGAAATTCCAGAGTTACCACTTGTACCTGAAGAACCCGAGGAACCAGATGACCGAGAAATTCCGGAATTACCACTTGTACCTGAAGATCCAGATGTACCAGAAGAACCAGATGATCTAGAGGAACCTGCGTTACCATTTGAACCTGATGAACCAGATGAACCAGAAGTAGCACTATTGCCAGAAAGGCCTGCTACACCTGAAGTACCTGAAGATGCACTTGAACCGGATGTTCCTGAAGTACCTGACGAACCTGAAGAACCAGATGACCGAGAAATTCCAGAGTTACCATTTGAACCTGAAGAACCAGATGAACCAGATGAACCTGAAGATCTAGAGATTCCAGAGTTACCATTTGAACCACTTGAACCAGATGTTCCACTTGAACCTGATTGTCCAGAATTACCGTTTGAACCTGAAGTTCCTGATGAACCTGAAGAACCAGATGATCGTGAAGCTCCTGAGTTACCATTCGAACCTGAAGAACCAGATGAACCTGATGATCCCGAAGATCTAGAGATTCCAGAATTACCATTTGAACCTGAAGAACCGGATGAACCTGAAGAGCCAGATGAACCTGAGTTGCCCGAGAGACCTGCTACACCTGAGGTTCCGGATGAACCACTTGAACCTGAGGTGCCACTTGTTCCTGATGAGCCACTTGAGCTTGAAGCTCCTGAGTTACCGTTTGAACCCGATGAACCTGAAGAGCCAGATGAACCTGATGATCTAGAAGCACCTGAGTTGCCATTTGAACCAGATGAACCTGAAGAGCCTGAACTACCAGATGACCGTGAAGCTCCTGAGTTACCATTTGAACCTGAAGAACCAGATGAACCAGATGAAGCTGAATTACCTGAAAGACCTGCTACACCTGAGGTTCCAGATGAGCCACTTGAACCTGAAGTGCCAGAAGTACCTGAGGAACCTGATGATCTAGAAGCACCTGAGTTGCCATTTGAGCCAGATGAACCAGATGAACCAGATGAACCTGATGAACTAGAATCACCAGAAGTACCGTTTGATCCTGAACTACCAGATGAACCAGATGATCTAGAAATACCAGAATTACCATTTGAACCAGATGAACCTGATGAGCCTGAGCTTCCTGAAGAACCAGAGTTACCTGAAAGACCTGCTACACCTGAAGTACCTGATGAAGCAGATGAACCTGAGGTTCCACTTGTTCCTGAAGAACCTGATGAACCTGATGATCTTGAAGCTCCTGAGTTACCGTTTGATCCTGAACTACCACTTGAACCAGATGATCCAGATGAACCTGATGAGCCTGAACTACCAGAAGATTGGGATCTACCTGAAGAGCCAGTATTACCAGAGCTACCAGAGCTGCCAGAACTACCAGACGAACCAGATGAACCACTATTACCTGAAAGGCCTGCTACACCTGAGGTTCCAGATGAACCACTTGAACCTGAAGTGCCAGAAGTTCCTGAAGAGCGAGAAATTCCAGAATTACCGTTTGAACCTGAAGAGCCAGATGAACCTGAGCTACCTGACGAACCTGAATTTCCTGAAAGACCGGCTACACCTGATGTACCTGAGGATCCTGAACTTCCTGAAGTACCACTTGTACCAGAAGAACGAGATAAACCTGAAGAACCATTGTTACCATTTGAACCAGATGAACCACTAGAACCAGATGAAGCTGAATTACCTGAAAGGCCGGCTACACCTGATGTACCTGAGGAGCCAGATGAACCAGAAGTACCACTTGTACCAGAAGAGCGAGAAATTCCAGAATTACCGTTTGAACCAGAACTACCAGATGAACCACTAGATCCTGATGAAGCTGAATTGCCTGAAAGACCGGCTACACCTGATGTACCTGAGGAGCCACTTGAACCTGAAGTGCCTGAGGTGCCTGAAGAACGAGAAGCGCCGGAATTACCATTTGAACCAGATGAACCTGAACTACCTGAAGAACCAGATGAATTAGAAGTGCCTGAAATGCCTGATACACCTGAAGTTCCTGATGAACCACTTGAACCAGAAGTACCACTTGTTCCTGAAGAACTGGAGGCACCAGCATTACCGTTTGAACCCGATGAACCTGAAGAGCCAGATGAACCACTTGTACCAGAAGATCCTGAAGTTCCACTTGAAGCACCTGAACTACCTGATGTACCAGTTTCACCTGAAGTACCAGTAGCACCCCCACTACCAGAAGAACCTGAAGTACCAGATGAAGCTCCAGAAGTACCAGATGTACCTGAAGAACCAGAGGTTGAAGATCCTGAACTACCTGAAGTACCTGATCCAGCATTAGCTACTAAAACGTATCTAACCTGTTTAGAATTTGGGTTAATTACAAGAGTATAGTCTTCAGTTGAACCTGATGGAATTGAAAATAAATAAAGGTCATTAATAATTCTATCGTCTTGACCTGAGTTTATTTTCTTTTGGGTAGTATATCTTTTATTCTCTGCCATCAGGAAAGGGGTAATCCTTTATTTTATCATAAATATTTTAGGAATATAAATAGAAAAAGGGGAATACACCCCTTTAACTATTTTATAGGTTTAATTAATTTACTTATCCTTTTTTAATTTATCAACTTCAGCTTTAAGTTCTTTAACAGCTTCAATTAAAACCGCTGTTAATTTTTCATAATCAACAGTTTTAACAATTCTAGGATTATTTTTATAATCTCCAGTTTTAAGTTCTTTTTCTCTTACAATGTAAGGAATAACTTCTTCAACTTCTTGGGCAATTACACCTAAATCATGTTGTCCTTTTCTACCACCGGCATTCCAATCGTATTCAACACCTCTAAGTTTAGTAACTTTATCTAAAGCGTTTTCAATTGTTGTAATGTTATCTTTTAATCTTCTATCGGATGTTGTAGTAGAGTAAGCGATTACGTCACCGTCTGCGTGGAAGTCACCATCATTCTGAATTAGGGCGTCTAAGTTACCATCTAAGTAGAATTCAATTTGGGTGGTATTAACGTGGATATAATCGTTATTATCTCTACCAATATACCAAGCTTCACCTCTTAAATCAGATTGAAGTGATATAGTCCGATCAGTAGTTAATGAACCACCACCTGATAAACCGGAGCCTGCTAAGATAGATACATAAGTACCTGCTGTACCCACGTTACCTGAGATACCGTTTGTACCCGAAGTACCTGATGAACGTGAAGTTCCTGAACCACCAGCATTACCACTAGCACCTGAAGTACCAGATGAACCGTTTGTGCCTGATGTCTTGCTTGAACCTGAAAGACCTGCGGCACCACTGTTACCATTTGAACCGGATGAACCTGAAGTACCTGAGGTCCGGCTTAGGCCAGAAGCTCCAATATTACCATTAACACCTGAGGTACCATTTGTTCCTGAAGAACCTGAAGTTCTACCAGTTGAGTTACCACTAGTTCCAGAAGTTGTACCTGAAACACCAGAAACACCATTAGTACCATTAGTGCCTGAGGTCCGGCTACTTCCTGATGTTCCACTTGAAGCTCCAGTAGTTCCTGAAGTGCCTGATGCTGTACTTCCTCCTGAAGTTCTAGCGGCACCCGTTGTACCATTAGTACCACTAGAACCAGAAGTACCTGAGGTCCGGCTTAGGCCAGAGTTACCAGCAACTCCTGAGTTACCATTATTGCCTGAGGTACCATTTGTACCAGTTGAACCAGAAGTGCCTGAAGTTCTTGAAATTCCTGAGCCACCATTGTTTCCAGAGTTACCTGAAGTACCAGATGAACCATTAGTACCAGAAGTCCGGCTTATACCTGAGTTACCTGCATTACCGTTGTTACCATTAGTACCATTTGTTCCACTCGTACCAGAAGAACCTGAGGTTCTACTTACACCAGAAGTACCATTATTACCATTTGCACCTGAGGTACCACTAGTACCTGTTGAGCCTGAGGTCCGGCTTAGGCCAGAGTTACCAGCATTACCAGAGTTACCGTTTGAGCCACTTGTACCATTAGTACCTGAAACCCGAGATAAACCTGAGTTACCATTATTGCCTGAGGTACCATTTGTTCCACTCGTACCAGAAGAACCTGAGGTTCTAGAAGCTCCGGAAGCTCCATTGTTTCCAGAGTTACCTGTAGTACCTGAAGAACCGTTTGTACCTGAAGTTCGGCTAGCACCTGATTGACCATTTGTACCTGAGTTACCTGAAGTACCTGAAGAACCGTTTGTACCCGAAGTCCGGCTAATTCCTGAGTTACCAGCATTACCACTGTTACCATTTGCACCTGAAGTACCGTTTGTACCCGATGACCCTGAAGTGCCTGAAGTCCGGCTTAAACCAGAATTACCAGAGTTACCATTTGCACCTGAAGTACCGTTTGTACCAGTTGAACCTGAAGTACCTGAAGTTCTAGAAGCTCCTGAAGCTCCATTATTTCCAGAGTTACCTGAAGTACCAGAAGAACCGTTTGTACCCGAAGTACCACTTAAACCAGAAGTCCGATTTGCTCCTGAGTTACCTGCGTTACCGTTTGAGCCATTGGTTCCCGAAGTACCACTTACACCTGAGTTGCCTGAGTTGCCTGAGTTACCATTATTGCCTGAGGTACCGTTTGTACCAGTTGAACCCGAAGTACCTGAAGTTCTACTTAAGCCCGAGTTACCATTGTTACCATTAACTCCTGAAGTACCTGAAGAACCGTTTGTACCTGAAGTCCGGCTAGCGCCTGATAAACCATTTGTACCTGAAGCTCCTGTAGTACCTGAAGAACCATTTGTTCCAGATGTTCCAGAATTACCTGAAAGACCTGAATTGCCAGAGTTACCATTGTTACCATTAGTACCATTTGTGCCAGTTGAACCTGATGAACCTGAAGTTCTACTTAAACCAGAATTACCGGCGTTGCCTGAATTACCTGAAGTACCAGACGAGCCGTTTGTACCTGAAGTCCGGCTAGCGCCTGATAAACCATTTGTACCTGAGTTACCGGTTGTACCTGAAGAACCATTTGTTCCAGAGGTGCCTGAATTTCCTGAAGCTCCTGAGTTACCACTGTTACCATTATTGCCATTAGTACCATTTGTGCCAGTTGAACCTGATGAACCTGATGTTCTACTTAAACCAGAGGTTCCGATATTACCATTAACTCCTGAAGTACCAGATGAGCCGTTTGTACCTGAAGTCCGGCTTAGGCCTGATTGACCGTTTGTGCCTGCAGCTCCTGTAGTACCTGAAGATCCTGTAGTTCCAGAAGTACCACTTACTCCTGAGTTGCCTGAGTTGCCATTGTTACCATTATTTCCAGAAGTACCATTTGAACCCGTTGAACCTGATGAACCTGAAGCCCGAGATAAACCGTTAGTACCATTATTACCAGAGGTACCATTTGAACCTGTTGAACCCGAAGTTCCAGAAGTTCTTGAAGCTCCTGAAGCACCGTTATTACCATTAGAACCAGCAGTACCTGATGAACCTGAAGTTCCGCTTGT